TGTATCGTCTGATGGCCAAAGACAGTCACTTTACTTTGTCAGAGGCACAGGAGAATTTAGACAAAAGCCAGACCATTATAGTGGTTTAGAGATGGCAGACAAAATACGGGGTAATAACGCTTATGTATTCGATGCCGATGCATTTACGCAACCAGGTGCCAGATATTCAGCTAGAAGATCTGAACTGGCACCTGAGGACGCAGAGAAAATAGATAAAGCTTTTGCAAATATTAATCTTCAAACAACCGATAATTTTAAAGAAATATTTAGAATACAAAGTGATTTTGTCAAAGAAGCAACTGCAAAAAGAAAACCGAAAGCACTACGTAAAAGAGCTCTTATTGAAGAAGGCGGTATACAAGACATAATAGAAATTGATAAGAGCTTAGCTTTTAGGATTGATAATAGGATCAAACTTAATAGACCATTAGCAGTAACTTTAAAAGACTTTCTTGCAGACAATAATGATGTTTTCTCTAGAGCTTTGGATTATAGAGACTTGTATGATGGTTTTGATATGAGATTAGTAGCGGCTATAAATAAAAATGATGTTGCCACCCAGAAAAAAATACTTGGCGATCAATATGAATACTTTGCTAAAGGGTATATTGATTATGAAATACCTAATAATTATGCGGGGTATGCCGTTGATTACCTTAAAACATTAGTGTTGCCCAAAAGTCTTGGTGGTAATTATAAAAAACCAAAAGCAAGCGCTATAACTAAAGACATAATGGATGTGGATACCACCACAATTGGTAGTCCCCCCAGCAGGATTATTTACCCTGTAACCACTGATCCAGATGCACGAGTTTCGCTTGAGTCTTTGCAATCCATTGGCAGTCAAGATTTATTAAAATTAGCAGAAGAGCTAATCAAACGTAGAAAAGCAGATGAAATTTTATTTAACAAAGTAGCTGTGAAGCCAGGCACAGGATTCATAGATCCTAAACAACAGGCCGCAACTATGAAAAAATTAGCTGCTTACAATAAAAAAGTTGCTAGAATCCAAGAAATACAAGCTGAAAACTTTAGAGGAAAAAAACCAGACTCGGATGAAATTATAAATTTATTGGATGGGTTAGATCAAGAAATCATGGATCTTGGCGTGACTGAGTTTTCTATAAGTCCAAGAGATATTGAAAGAGTTACTGGCAAACCTTTTGCAGAGTCTTTAGATAAATCAAAAGAAGAAATATTTTTTATGACAGAAGGCCCTCAAGGCGGAAGACAGAAATATTTTGACGCAGGCCCTAGGGTAGAGGATCGTGTCAGAGCTTATTTTGACGATATTGTTAATATTGGCACTAAAGACATAGAAATAGCCAATGGTGTAAAAATATTAAAAAAAGCAGTAGCAGCAAAAACAGAAGGATTACCTCAAGGCCCTTATTTTAAAAGTGGACGTGATAAATATGTGACTTTACCTATCAGAGCAAATATTTTGAAAGCATACAATGAAGGAGTCGATGGTCTTAGCATTGGTGCCAATCAAGCGATGACAGAAGCTACCCAAGATACTGCTGAAGCAGTGGTGAGAAATTATAAAGATGCAGCAGTGGAAATAAAAAAAGTTCTTAAAGAATTAGGTGTAGATGAAAAAGGGGTTTTAGAAACAGTAGATACAGGGTCAGTATTTGACGGTACTTATTTAAAATTTACTCCAGAGTTACTTGATGCTATAAGCAAACGTGGTATCAACGCTTTCAAATACGGTGGTGCCGTAGACATAGACGCTATGTTAGCTGAGTTATGAAGCTTGCCCACTTATCTGACCAAGAAATCAAAGAAACTTTAGTTCTACAAGAACGCCTTGAAACTCTAAACAAACAAGAACAATGTCATAACAGCTTCTTGTTCTACGTGGAACAAATGTGGCCAGAGTTTATTTGTGGTCGCCATCACGAAATCTTTGCCCAAAAGCTAGAAGATGTAGCTAATGGCAAAATTAACAGGCTTATTGTCAATATGCCACCTAGGCATACTAAGTCTGAGTTCTGTTCTACCTATTTTCCTGCATGGATTATGGGTAAACAGCCCAATCGTAAAATCATGCAAACCACTCACACAGGTGAACTAGCTGTTAGATTTGGTAGGAAAGTGAGAAACATGATGGATTCTGTTGAATACAAAAGAATCTTTGACAATGTAGAACTGCAAGCCGATTCTAAATCTGCAGGTAGATGGGAGACTAACAAAGGTGGTGAATATTTTGCTGCTGGTGTCGGTGGTGCTATTACAGGTCGTGGTGCTGACCTATTAATTATTGACGATCCCCACTCCGAACAGGATGCTTTGAGTCCAAGCGCACTAGAGTCTTGTTGGGAGTGGTACACCTCTGGGCCTAGACAGCGTTTGCAACCAGGTGGTGCGATTATTGTAGTGATGACACGTTGGAGTACAATAGATCTTACTGCAAAATTACTTGATGCACAGAAAGAGGAAGCTGCAGATCAATGGGAGGTAGTTGAGTTTCCTGCAATTTTTCCTGATACCAATGATTCTTTATGGCCTGAGTTTTGGGATATAACTGAATTAGAGAAAGTCAAAGCATCTTTACCTGTACAAAAATGGAACGCACAGTGGATGCAGAACCCTACATCAGAAGAAGGGTCTATTATTAAGCGTGAATGGTGGAATATTTGGGAGTATGACGAAATGCCACCTGTAAGTTACATAATTCAAAGCTACGATACTGCTTTTTCTAAAAAAGAGAACGCTGACTACTCTGCTATTTCTACTTGGGGTGTCTTTCGTCCTACGCCAGACTCACCAGATTGTTTAATTTTACTGGATGCACAAAAGGGTAGATGGGATTTTCCAGAACTTAAACGCATTGCTTTTAATGAATACAAGTATTGGGAGCCAGATATGACGCTAATTGAAGCAAAAGCCTCTGGTACACCATTAACGCATGAACTTAGAAGGCTAGGTATACCTGTAGTTAATTATTCACCGACTAGAGGACACGATAAATCAACCCGTATGCACTCCGTTGCGCCTATTTTTGAATCTAAGCTTGTGTATGCGCCACAACGTAAGTTTGCTGAGGAGATGATCGAAGAATGTGCGTCTTTCCCTTTTGGTAAAAATGATGATTTATGTGATACTATGACTCAAGCTCTAATGCGTTTTAGAGAAGGTGGCTTAGTTTCTCTAGAGGATGACTATTCTGATGAAGAAAAAGCACCAGTTAGAAGGGTATATTACTGATGGCAATTGAAAAAGACATAAATCCAACCGTACTCAACGAAGAAAACCAAGTCCCGTTAGGGGAAGAAGGCGTAAATGTAGCAATTGAGGCTTTAGAAATGGCACAAGACGGTGATTTTGTCATGCAAGAGGACGGTAGTGCTGTTTTAGAGTCAGATTTACAACAACCCATTGAAAGCGGTTTTGCTGAAAACCTTGCAGAGTTGTTAGATGATGCTGAACTTATGCGTATCTCCAATCAATTAGTTGATGGCATTGAAAAAGACAAATCTTCAAGAGAAGATTGGGAAAGAACATACACAGATGGTTTGAAATATTTAGGTATGAAGTTTGATGATGAAAGGTCTGAGCCATTTGAAGGTGCATCAGGTGTTATACACCCATTATTAGGTGAAGCTGTTACCACTTTCCAAGCTCAAGCCTATAAAGAGCTTCTACCCTCAGGCGGCCCTGTAAAAACACAAGTTATTGGTGCTTATGATAGTGCTGTAGAAGAACAAGCACAAAGAGTCAAAGAATTTATGAATTATCAGATTGTTCATGTTATGGAAGAATTTGATGAAGAATTAGATCAAATGCTATTTTACCTGCCACTAGCAGGATCAGCGTTTAAAAAAGTTTATTATGATGAAGGATTAGGCAGGGCAGTTTCTAAATTTGTAGCTCCTGAAGATTTGATAGTTCCTTATTTTACTACGGACTTAGAAACTTGCCCTCGCATCACAAATGTAGTGAAAATGCCTGAAAATGAGGTAAAAAAACTGCAAGCTATAGGTTTTTATCGCAGAATAGAGATAGAAACAGGCGATGACGAGCAAACGACCTCTGATGCCAAAGAAGAAATCAATAAATTAACAGGTATGGAGCCATCTTATGACACAGGTGAGGTGTCTTTATTGTATGAAGTACACTGTAATCTAGAAATAGATGGTTTTGAGGATGTAGATGCAGATGGTATGCCCACAGGCGTAAAACTGCCGTATATAGTCACAATTGATGCTAATTCTAATGAAGTTTTGTCAATTCGCAGGAATTTTGTAGAAAATGACCCTCTTAAAAACAAGATAGAATACTTTGTACATTTTAAATTCTTACCTGGTCTTGGTTTTTATGGGTTTGGTCTCACCCATATGATTGGTGGTTTGTCCAAAGCATCGACTTCAATACTAAGACAGCTAATTGATGCAGGTACATTAGCTAATTTACCTGCTGGTTTTAAAACTCGTGGTATAAGAATAAGAGATGAAGATACACCAATTCAACCAGGTGAGTTTAGAGATGTTGATGCACCAGGCGGATCGTTACGAGAATCTATCCAACCCTTACCTTTCAAAGAGCCTAGTGGCACGCTCCTTAATTTATTAGGTATTTTAGTTGATGGCGGTAAGAAATTCGCTTCTATTGCCGAAATTAATACAGGTCAAGGTAATCCAAACGCTCCAGTTGGAACAACGTTAGCTTTATTAGAGCGATCCACTAAAGTTTTATCTGCAATTCATAAAAGATTGCATAATTCACAGAAAAAAGAGTTCAAATTACTTGCGCAGGTGTTTAAAGAATACTTACCCGCAGAATATCCCTATGCCATAGCTGGCGGTCAGGCAAATATTAAATTAAATGACTTTGATGAACGTGTAGATATTTTCCCCGTATCTAACCCAGATATATTTAGTCAGTCGCAAAGAATAGCTATGGCACAGGAAATGATGCAATTAGTACAATCAAACCCAGAGGTGCATGGCCCGAGTGGTATTTATGAGTCTTACAAAAGAATGTATGCGGCCATAGGAGTGGACAACATAGATAAAATATTACAACCACCGCCTCCAACAGATCCAAAACCAACTGAAGCTGGATTTGAAAATAACAAACTATTATTGGGTCAACAAGCACAAGCTTTTGGTCAACAAAACCATGATGCACACATAGCATCGCATATTGCTTTATTACAAACACCGCCTGTGCAGATGAACGCACAAGTGCAAGCTTTAATACATTCACATATCATGCAACATCTACAGATGAAAGCGGATGCTCTTGGTGAACAACAGATGCCACCTGAAATACAGCAACAGTTCCAGCAGTTACAACAACAAGCTCAACAGGTATCGCCTGCAGAAGCTGAACAACTTGTCATGCAAGCAGGTGATTTACTGGCACAATTCTCAGCTCCTATTATGGCTGACCTTATATCCGAATATAGTAAACAGGTGGAGAATCCAAATGACGAAGATCCTCTTGTAGCCATTAGAAAACAAGAGCTTGCTCTCAAAGGACAAGAGCTATCTATGGAACAACAACAGTTCTTACAAGAGGAAAAACGTAAAGCTCAAGAAGCACAAATGCGTGCCAGAGTGGATCGTGAAAGAATTGAAACGCAAGAAGATATTGCAGATTTACGTGATGACACAGCTAGAGCAAGGCTTGAACAACAAGCTCGTTTTAAAATGTTAGATCTGCAAAATAGAAAATAACACTTGCAAAAATAAAAATAGAGCCACATAATTAGGCACATGATTAAAAGAACAGAGATAAATCAACAGAAAACCCCCACCCCTTTGAAGAACAAGAATCCTTATAGTAATAAGGGTAGTGTTTCTTTAAAGTCTGATGCTGGTACTTTTGATGCAAATACCAAACCAAAACCTGGTATGGGCAAAGGTAAAGCTAGAGGAATGGGAGCTGCAGAATTTGGCGGTAAGTTTTCTGGTGTTTATTAATGTCAGAGGCTTGGTTAAGTAAAAAGTTTTTAAAAGAACTAGAACTAAGAAGAGAAGACATTACAGATACAATGCTCGCAGGGTGCAAAGATCATGCACAATACGAGTTTCTGCGTGGGCGTTACAGTTCTCTCGCTGATGCAGAAAATATATTTAGAGAACTGCTAGGAAGGGTAATTGAAGATGACATCGAAGATACAGGTTCCTGATCATATAGCAAAAGAAATCGAAGCCGAGAAGGCGCAAGCAATTCAAGAAGAATCCACAGAAGAAGTAACTGCAGAAATACCATATGTGTCACAGGAAGCACGTGTATTGGATCCGACACTTCTTGATAAATCAATTTTAGAACGTATGCCACAACCTACTGGTTGGCGTATTTTAATATTACCTTACAAAGGTAAAGGTGTTACCGAAGGTGGTATTCATTTAGTACAACAAACTTTAGATAGAGAATCTCTAGCTACGGTTGTCGGCTATGTTGTAAAGATGGGGCCTGACTGTTACAAGGATCAAAGCAAATTTGCTGAACCTTGGTGTCAGGAGAAACAATGGGTATTGATTGGCAGGTATGCTGGTGCACGCTTTAAACTTGGTGATGAGTCTGAATGTAGAATCATTAACGATGATGAAGTCATTGCAACTATACTTGATCCAGACGATATTCTTGCAGTTTAGGAGAAAAGATGGCAGAAGAAAACACACAAGCAGTTGAAGAAACTGAGATTGATGAAGGAGAGATCGTAGAACTTGATCCTGTAAAAGAAGAGGAACAAGGCACAGAAGCACCAGTAGAATCTGAAGATGCAGAGGCTGAAGCAGTTATTGAGGACGAATCTGATACAGAAGAATCAAAAAAGAAAGATCAGCATGAGGACTACTCAGAAAAAGTACAAAAAAGAATAGGTACTTTAACGAGAAAGTTAAGAGAAGCTGAAAGAGGCCGAGATTCTGCTTACGAGTATGCAAAAAGCACAGCTCAAGAGAATCAAATGTTGAAGCAAAAAACTTCAACGCTTGATAGATCTTTTTTGACAGAGGCTGAGAGTAGGTTAAAAGCACAAAAAACACAAGCTATGACAGCTCTCAAACATGCAAATGAAAATCAAGATTACGAAAAAGTTGCAAAAGCTCAAGATGTATTAGCTAAAATTGCAGTAGAAGAATCTAGGGTAAATGCTTCAAAAGTAGCACTCGATCAAGAAGCAACAGTAGCAAATTTGCAACAAAACGTACAGCAACCTGCTCCACAGTATCAACCACCCCCAAAACTTGACGCAAAACAAGAGGCTTGGGTTGAGAAAAATACATGGTTTGGTGAAGATGAAATTATGACATTAGCTGCATTTTCCATTGATCAAAAGTTAATACAGGAAGGCTACGATCCAAAGACTGATGAATATTATAATGAAGTCGATAGAATGATGAGATCAGAGTTTCCTCACAAGTTTGAAGAGTCTTCTGTAAAGACGAAGCCTCAACAAAAGGTGGCTTCAGCAGGCAGAGTTGCTGGCAATACTAGCTCAAAAAGACAGGTAAAGCTGTCTCCTGCAGAAGTACAAATGGCAAAAAAATTAAACGTACCCTTAACAGAGTACGCAAAATATGTTAAAAGGTAATAGTTATGACATTTCTCTCAT